CAGTAACATGACCATCTTGCCTGATGGTAAACTTAAGTGTTTGTTGATTAGCCATTAGTTCAAGCAGGTCTCCATCAAAACATTATACCATATTTATCCATTCCTTACCAGCATTAACAAAGCTGCTGCTACTATTGCAGACGTTGTAACCACCATCACTGCCACCATTTCAAATAGTGACATGTCCATTAAAAGTTGTTCCATTGTTATTCAGAATCCTTTTCCATTTCTTTTCTAACTTCTCTCTCAACCTCTTCTCTTTCTCTTATCTTTCTTTGTCTCTCAGCGACTTCCGCTTTTTTATCTTCTATTCCCTGAGCAAAACTTTTCCTATTTTGAGCTGCTTTCTCTGATGCTGCTTGTTGAGAAGCTTTCTGCTTTTGCCTCAACTGCATTCTTTTATCATTTAAATCTTCTCTAAAAGTATTGAAAGTCTTCATGACTCATCTACTATAGTAGCATTTTCCCATTTGAAAATATAAGGTTCTGCCTTAGCAGCTGCCTCAGTATCATAGAGTTTTCTTTCAGAAAATGTCTCGTCCCATACATTACTACCTTTGTAATATACAGTGCCAACACTAGGCATAATACTTGGTTTTTGAATACGAAAAGCCATATTACCAGTTTTTTAATTATTTATCTACAACAGCATCTCTTTCGATCTGCTCCTCTAGTTTTTCTTTAGCAGCATTAACAGCAGCTATTCTTCTTTCAAGATTATCTTGCCAGTAAGTATATACTTCTAATACTTTCTTTCGTCGTTCTGCACGACTCATTTTTGAAAAACAAAACATTTTTATGAACGCAGGTCTCCGTAAAAATATTTAGACATAAAAAAAGACCCCCCAGATGGGAGGTCTTTGAAGTGAACTGTAGTAGTCCTCTAATTTACATTAGATTCTTAACTGCAACTCTTCTGTAGTAACGGTTAGTATTGATTTGTAATCTACCTATACCTCTAACTGCACCTTCAGCAAATGGGTTAGCAACAATACCATATCTGGTCTTGAAGCCAATCTTAGGCTGGAAGGAGTTCTCTCCCACTGCACGAACCATCTGTAGTGGAACATATGGGCAATAGAACAGACCTGCATCATAAGGAGATGAACCCTTATAACCTACAACATAGTACTGATTACCTGAGTTAGTTGCTGTGTTAGCAGCTGCAAGGTTAGCAGAATATGGGTCAATGTAAACTCTGAACTTACCATTGATTGTACCAGCAAATGTATTGCCTGTATCATCAACATTCAAGTTTGCATTAAGTGCAGGTGTATAATCAAGGATTCCTGCCATTGTAAGAGCAGAAGCAACGTCAGCAGAGCAAAGAACCATATTGCCCTTTCCACGCCTTGTTCTCTGTGCTATAGCATTAGCATCTCTTTCAATCTGGAATAGAAGACCCTTGAATTTCTCAACAGACCATCTTCCATTTGAGTCGATGTCTAGGTCAAATACACCAGCAGTAGCAGTGTTAGAAACAGCACCCTGTTCAGCAGTCATATAGATTGTTCTAATGACTTCCCTGTTGATTTCAGCAAGGATTTCAGTTGAAAGAATGTTTGCTAATTCTGCTTCAGCATTAAGACCATGAATTGCTTTAAGGTCTTGTGCTAGTTCTAATGAGTACTCAGCTTTAAGTGCTCTTGACTTAGCAGTAACAGTGACTTTCTCAATTGAGAATGCCATCTGGTTGAAGGCATCATTGCCATCTCCCAATGCTTCTGCATCACCTGTTGGCATTCCTTGTCCAACTGTGTATGTAGAAGTTGTTGTTGAAGCTGTACCAACTGGGTTAAGAACTGATGGGTTAGTACCTGCCTGAGCATCAGTACCAATACCAGCACTTACTTCTGAGAAAGGTTGTGTAATAGTTACATCACTATTAGCATCCTGACCAGAGAAGGTAGTATCTGCTTCATTGTAGAATGCCTCTGTTCCAGTCATACTGGTGTAACGAGAGCGCATTGCAAAGATTAGTCCAGTAGGACCAGACATTGGCTGAACACCAGCAAGGTCATATGCGACCAAGTTAGGCATTGCACGTCTGATGAGACTGATCAATACTGGGTCGAAACCTGCATTTCCTAATGCATTGGTTCCTGCTGTACCAAAACCACCTTGTGCGCCAGCGGCGTTAGCATGGTTTGTAGGTGCAGCTTCCATCAGGTTGATTCCCTGACTAAATGCTTGCTCCTCTTTGAGGAATTTTTCTTGGTTTTCTAACAGGACAGCGGTTACTGCTCTACGATGATTATCCTTAATTGGATCTAGACCTTCATAGTCTAGTAGAGGACTCCACTTTTCCTGCAGATGTTCTGATTGGAACATTGCTTTACCTAATTAATGTTTACGGGTTTGAACTAATAATTAATTCAGTTCTGCTGTGGTTTAAATGCACCTAATGCTCTTACATAAGCATCCATTCCTGATGAAACAGGAGCTGGTGTACTATCTACACCCTCAGAAAGGGTTTGAGCTTTAGTTGTACCATTAGCAGATTCAGTAGTTGTTCTTGCAAAGTAAGACTCCTTAAGAACTTCTAACTTTTCACGATATTCTGTTTCACTTTCAAACTCTACACTTTCAGCAAGTGAAGCGAGCTTCTCTTTCTGTGTGGCAGCAAGGCCATCAGAAACTGATTCTAAGATATTGGATGCAGTTGACTCACCGAGTCTCTTATTCAAACCAATGTTCTTATCAATCTGCTCATTGAGCTTGGTCTCCATATCATCTAGTTTTTCTACCATGCTTTCTAGCACATCATACTTATCTTCAGGGATTGTTACATAATGTTCTTCAAAAAGACTCTTCATTCCACCAAGGAATGATTCAGTCATTTCGGTCTTAAGACCGTGCTCTATTGCAAGAGTATTCTCTGTCATCCACTCTTCAGAAACATACTCTAAGTAAGAATCTACACGATCCTGAAGGGAAACTTTAAGTTCTTCCTTCTCTTCCTTGAGTTTTTCTTCATACTGGACTTCAAGAGTCTCTTGAATTTCTTTTACTTTAGAATTAAGAGCAGCTTCAAAAATAACTTTTGCTTTCTCTTTAAATTCCTCAGATAATTCTTCTCCACCTAGAAGTGCATTAACATCTTCTTCAATGTCAACACCATCTTCTATAGCTGTCTCGGAAACTACTTCATCTTCAGCAACTATTTCTTGTGAATCTTCCACCTTTACATCGTCTCCTTGCTTAAGTGTTCCAGGTGCAGGATCTGCTTTACCAGCAGCGGGTGTTCTATTAGTGATTGCATCACTAACCTGTTTAAGAGTCTTACCTGGGGTCTTCAATTTATTTGAATCGTCAGTTGGACTATTATTTTCAGGTGTAGGACCACCTAGATCCTCAAAAGGGGGTGTGTTGCCAGGAGTAGATACACCAGCAGCATTACTACCTTCCTTTGGAAGGGCAGAATCTCCTGATGCAGCGTTGGCATTCACGGCAGTTTTAGATTGCTCCATTTCTTGTAATTTCGTACCACGAGACATTTTTGACAGCTCCGATTTATTTTTAGTTAAATCTATATTTATTTAGTAGATCTTTAATTTACAATGAGTTTAAAAACGCATTAAAAATATTAGCTTTATTCTAATCTAGTTGTTTTTGATCAACTAGAGTATTGATTTGCTTGTATGTTTTAGCAGCTTGGGCTTCTCTTAGAACGCCACCGTCCCAAACCCAATTTTTTCCTTCCATAATTCCTTCAACAAAAGCATCAGGTGCAGAGGGATCTGCCACTATATCTGCTGCAGTTGAAAGCATGAAATCATCACTTACCACATTATATCCTTCACGAGTTGGTTTCAATGAACCAATTCCTCTTGAAGAAACACCTAGTTTTACACCTTCATCAATAAGAGATTTTGCAATATTTCCCATAGGTGTATTGAGAATTTTTGCCTTCCCAATAAAGTTTGTTCCATTTTCTTTCAATGAAACAATTTTATGAGAAACTCTATCAAGGTTAACAGTAGGACCTTCTGGATGACCAAGTTCACCAAGTGCTCTACCAGTTACGATATTAGATTCATTGTATCTTAGTACTTCCTTTTTCAAGGTTTCCATTGGATACATTCTTCCATTACGATTCTGGATATCACCTTGGAGGAAGATACCTTCGATATACATTGATTTTTTACCATTGCGTTCTTCAACGATAAAATCAACTGTTTCTATTTCTTCTCTAATGAGTTTCATGGTTTCTATCCTGAAATTTGGCCTTGTTGATAATGTAGTGATCCATGATCATGTGCTTTAATACCTTTAGCACTAATTTGTATTGAAGCTCTTAGATCAGCTCCAACGGCTCTAGTATTACTTCCTTGGAAAGCAGTAAATGCTGTTCCTACGAAATCTTGATAACCCCAAGTTACTACTAGTCTTGTACCAAAGTAACCATCAACACCTGCAGTATTGTTTATACTAGCAATTGGTTTATGGGTGAATTCCCAATGTTGATTAGGATTGTCATCACCACTTACTCTCAAACTAACGTTTTGACCAACAAAGAAAGGATTACCTGTTCCTTCAGGAAAATCAATAGTTACAGTAGTTGCTGTTGTTGTAAGTCCAACAACTCTCTGCGATGCTGGTTTTCCAATATTTAATACTTTTTCTGAGTTCTTAGGAACAAAGAAACTATCAGTGACATTACCAGATGTTCCAGCAACAGCAGTTGAACCTGCTGCTACAATTGCATTACGGCCTTCACTGCATAATCTTAAATATTCTCCTTGATGAAGAAACGGAGTACTATATGTTATAGTAGTTCCATTAGCTGCAACACCAATGGTAGCTCCACTTCCTACAGGTCTAAACGCTTGACTCATTATTCTAAGTTACAATAGTCCTATACGTTAGTTATTTATTAATTTTCTACACCCTGTTCTACAGTTTCAACCTCAGTTTCAGTTTCTACTTCTGCTTCAGTATCAGACTCTTCTCCATTATCAAATAATTGTGATGCAACATCTGGTTTAATACCTTGAATTTTATCTGCACTCTTGGCATAAAGAAGATCTTTTATCTTATCACTAATTTGTGAAGGTGATTCATCATTCACCATCAAATCCATTAATTCGTCCATGTTTTAAAAAATCAATAATACAACGTTGTAGGGTTATTTATATCTCCCCACCCTTGGGAGGTTCTATTTTTTTCTCTGCAGGAGCAGGATCTATAGGATTTGCACCCATATCTCCATTAATTTGAGGAGCTGCAGGATCTAAAGGCATTCCAGTTTCAGGATCAACAGGAGCATTTGGATCAGGGATTATTCCATCCTTAATTTCTTTCTCAATCTGTTTATCCTCATCTATAATCTCACCATCAGTTTGACGAAGAATATTTCTTCTTACATAATCAGCAGAATAATATCTACCAACATATGGTTCTACTGCACCAGCAAGATTAAGTCTTTCTTGTAAGAGTTCAGCATCTTTAAGTTCAGAGAAATGGTTATCATAGAGATAATCATATTGAATATGATCCTCCATAACATCCCAGTCTTCTGGGGTAATTACATTTTTAAGAAGTAATTGAGTTTTTAAAATATCGCTAAACAAATGAGAGAATCTCTTTCTCATTCTGCCTACAAATTTACTGAATTTAACTTCATCTCTAAGAATTTCAGAAGATCTTCCTAAATTAAATCCACCTTCTCCACCAGTTCTAGTCTCTGGTACATTCAATGATCTATAAAGTTTTTTCTGGAAGTAATTAATATCAGTAATTTCACCAAGATTTTGTCCACCAGGAAGTGTTGTAATCTCAGTTCCTCTACCACCTTCTCTTCTAGGAAGCCAAAAATCTTCCATCATACTCATAAATTTCTTATCATCACGCATCT